CTCTTGTTGATTTTGTGGTCCCGATGGTGTATTATCAGCTTTATCTTTAGCGTCATTATGAATATTAAATCCTTCGTTACCATAAGTAGGAATATCATAAGTCATCATATCAATAGGAGGATCATTTTTTCCTTGTGAATCTTGATTAGTTATATTTTCTATTCTTTCTTTTTCTTTTTTATTCATTCCCATTCCTATTAAAGCTGGAAGAGCAAAAGGACCAAGTACTGCTAGTGCACCTCCACCAGCTGCTACATTATAAGCTGTAACCCCAAGTCTTGCAACATTTTGTACACCCCTAGGTATTCCAAAATTTTCTTCAACATATGTATCATATGAATTAATACCATCTGATATAGTTTTTGTAAAACTTTCAATTTTACTTGGTTTATCCATATCCCATTTAAATTTTTTTTTCTCTTTACCTAAATCTGGAAAATAATCTGGAGTACCATCTTCAGCTATTTTATCTAAAAGTTTATCATTTTGTAATTTTTTAGCTCTTGCTTCACCTCTATCTATATATTCATCTCTATCATTCTTAGAAGTTTCTATAATAGTGTTAGTTATATCTGAAGTTTCTACACTGTCTTTTTGATCGACAGCACATATACCATTAACAGACATTCTTCCATCTGAACATACAAATTCGTTACTCTCTTGATAATTATATAATAAATCATTTATTGTTGCCATATCATCTGCCTTGTCGATTATATTTTTTATAATCTCTTTTTTCGTTTTTGTTAAGAGTTTTTTTGTGGCGTCTAGGTCTTTTTTTTGGCTTATCTCTTGGAATGAAGTGTGTAAACTTCTGCTTGGCCATTTACTTAATTATTTCTTTTATTTATCAATTTTTTATAAGAAAATTTTCCAGGAGGTATATCTGAATTTTTAAATTTTACAACACCAGGTTTTACCTCTGATTTAATTTCTTTAACTTTAATCTTTTCTTTCATTTTAGATTTAGGTAATTCAGCTACTTCAATTGTTTCACCCTCATCATTAAAAGTCTTTTCAGCTTTAGTTGCTATAAAATCATCATTTTCTTTTCTTGACATTTTTCTTTTTCCTTTTTTTTCTTAACATAGCAAAGTCTATACTTGATAGTTTACCATCTTTATTTTTATCTAGTTTTTTTCTGTTTCCTTTTAACATTCTTCTTGACCTTTCGTTTTACTTTTTTAGGTGCTGACATTCTAGAGTTTTGTAATCTACCTTCTCCAGAGCCTGCACCAGCAGTCATTTTCATTTAAGCATCTCTTTTTAAATCTTTAATTAATTTCATGTTAGTATCATGATAAGAATTAGATTTAGCTTCTCTTACATCATAAACAGCTTTATCTTCGCCTGTATGTGTAGGTTTTTTTTCTTTATCAGATGCTGAAACTGTATCTCTGTAGTTATTATCCACGATTAACCTCTTTTAATTTTTTTTATAAAAGCCATGTTGTCACCATGAAAATCAGAATTGCCTTTAGTTTTGTCCTGAATAGTTTTTTCAGCAGCAGCGTCCATATGTGGTGGATGAGCTTGTGGACCAAAACCTGCAGCAGCTCCACTTGAATTGTACTGAACAGGTGTTCTAGTAGTTTTCTGTGTAGTTGTCATTAGTAGATTCCTCCAGTTATATTTATTTTTCCAATGAAATTTTCCATTTCATTTTCTTTTCTTGTTTGTTCTTTTACTACTTCATCACCTGGATCTTGCATAGCTTTTTTAATCATAGCAGCTGGCTCGATAGCTCCAGGGAACTTTTCATAAAATCTTTTATTAGCTGCTTTAACATCTTTAACTGAAAAGTTTTCAGTGTTATAATTATTAATCGCTTGCTTCGTAAATGGGTTCTTACTCATTTAAGTCCTCCGTTGTACTTAATTTTCTATTTAGTATACCTTGAAAACATGATTGTGTAAAGGTCGGAAGTAACATTTCGCTTATAGGCGATTTACTATGGCCAGTAGACCATGAAAGACAAGGTACTCCCTTCTCGTCCCATGCAACTAGAGCATATCCTTTAATATCTACTTTATCAGTAATCTTAATACAAGCATCATGAAAAGCATTAATTACTTCTTCATTTTGTCTTTTTTCTACTTCTTTAGATGTAGGTGGCTTTTCTTTAAAAGGTCTATATCTATTAAGAGTAATAATGTTTGTCTTTACGACTGTATTTCCTCTGTTCATAATCTTCGTCCTCTGGATCATCAGGGTGAGTTAATAAAAACCCATCACGTATCCTTAATAATGCTTGTACACATGTATCGTGGACATCATCATGCTTTCCATAAGGGAAAGAAGCTGATTCATCTAATACACTCTTAGTCCAATCTTCATCTAAAGTAAACACTAATCCACCTTCAAACATTGGAGCTATAGAGTGAGTTCTAGAAACTTTATCTCTATCTGGATTAAAAGTAACTACAGGTACTCCTGATCTTCTCATATCTTGTATTAAAGATTGACCAGAAGCTCGTTGTTCTATTAATACTTGATCTGGTTTCCATTCATCATAACTATCTTGTGCACGTTTTCTTAAATCTGGATATTCTAATCTTTCTTTCCATGCGTCTAATAATATAGCTGCAGCATAAGGTTGATTTGCTTCATCTCTTGCTGTAAATACACCCCAAGTAGTACAAGCAGAAAAGTCAGCAGAGCTTCTTGTAGAGAAAGCAGTATCATAAGATTGTACTACATAAGTTAGTGTAGGAATTTTATCACCTTCATATATATTCCACCATTCTCTTTTAATAATGGATCCTTCATCACCAGATGGTTGTTGTTGATAAAGAGCTTGCCAAACTCTATTTCCTACTGTCGCTTTTATTTTTTCTAAATCTTCTTTAGAATAAGCTTCAGGCCATAATGCATTACCTTTATCATCTATCGCTGGTAAATCTAAAACTTTCCAATCTTCTTTACTCTCTGCTAAAATGTGTCCAGCTAAATCGTCTTGGTGCCATCTTGTTTGAATTATAATAATTTTACCACCAGGTTGTAATCTAGTGTAAGCAACAGACTTATACCATTCTACTAAATTTCTTCTTTGTGTTTCTGACTCTGCATCTTCTCTACCTTTTATAGGATCATCGATTATAAGTAAATGAGCACCTCTACCTGTAATAGCTCCACCTGCACCTACAGCAGAATAAGTTCCACCTTGCATAGTGTGAAATCGTTTAGCTGAACTTGAATCAGCTCGTAGACCTACTTGAGGAAAGACACTATTAAAATCTGGACTAGCTATCTGGTTACGAACTTTACGACCAAAGTCATCTGCTAGTTCTTGAGCATAAGTAGATTGAATTACAAACTCATTAGGATTATTTCCTAAATACCATGCGGGAAAGAACTCGCTACATAACATAGACTTTCCATGTCTTGGTGGCATAAACACTGCTAATCTATTTATCTCTCCTTTTTCTAAAGCTTCTAGATTTTTTGCAATTAATTGTATATGAGCTGGATCCTTGTAACCAGGATATATATGTTTTGAGTAATCTAATAAACTATCTCTAGATTTAGAAGTTGATAGTATTCTATTTAAATGTTCTATTACTTCTGCTGCTCGTGGATCCTTAGTCTTTTTGTATATCTGAATAGCTGACTTTAACTTTTCCTTGATCTGAATTTTTTGCATTTTGTAATCCTCTTCCTACTTCGCCAGCTTTAGTATATGCTTCAAACTTTTCAGCTAGTAAAGTAAAAGGCTGTATCTCTTTTTTAACAATTTTTTGCCAATGTAAAGAAGTTTGTCCAATTCTATTTAAATGCCAAGCTAATTTACTTGCATCTGCAAATCTAGCATTAACATTTTTTTGATGATGGAGGTCTCCTTCTTTTTCTGGATGACCCTCTTTATAAACTCTAGATTTAAATATCTCATCATTATTGTTACCAGTAATGTCAGCTCGATCATGTAAAACTTTAATAGGTACGTCTTGCATTATATCTAATAGATACGCAATTTCTGAGAGCCACGCATCATTTTGTCCATGTAAACTTAAATGATCTAAACATCTAAACCAATCCCAGGGTACAATAGGAAAGATACTATAAGGATGTTTTGTTTGTTCTTTAACTCTTAATAATTTAAATTTGCCATCAAACTTATCAATTTCTAAATCCCAATGTTTAGTTTGCATAATAGCATCGTCATTAAATATCATGATCCATGTACCTTGAGCATAAGCAGCTAGGCCATTATTATATTGATGTAGGTTTTCGTAACCTAGTCTTTTAAACTTTATAACTGATCTAAAAGGATGTTTGACAGCGGTCAGTGCATCAATACTTTCTTGATCATCGTCATCTACTCCATAAAGTATTTGAAGTTTGTCAGGATTTTTTGCATTATCTAATAATGATTCTGTACATTTTTTGATTAAGGGTACCCTCTTCCTTGTAGGAAGTAAAATTGAAATAGACATACCTCACTCTATTTCGTTTATGATACTATATAAACAAAAAAGTTTTGCCCGCCATCGCCCCTGTTTCGAGTAAGTCTCCCTACACCTTGAAACAACACCTATTTCTTTTCTATGATTTCATAGAAAAATTTATCCGTATCCTCCGTTGTCCAGTCTTTATTTTCTACATTCCAGTCGTTTGATTGGACTTTGTAGTCTGGCACTTCGTCTTTCGTAGTGAACGAATTAATGTTCCATAATAGTCGGTTATTAGCT